CTTATTTACAACTCACCTTTCAGTATAGCGTACTGTTCTAAGATAATTCTTCTACGTCGATAGATTGTAGCTTTGCTCATGAATTTCTGTTCTGCTATTTCTTCCCATCTCAGTTGAGGGTATCTCCAGCGTAAATTAAAGATTTCCATATCCTCATCCACTAGATTACTCAAGAGTTTGTTAATAATAGCTTTGAACCCTTCGAGAAATTTTAAGGTTGGATCATCTGCGATTCTGATTGCGATAGTTTCGGTAGGTTTGCTTATTCCTACAGTAGGCCCACTTTGAGCATCTGGGTTTCTGGTTTCTAATTCTAGCCTTCTTAAATCTATTGTGCGTTGAATGTTTTGAAATTTGAAAAGTTCTCTGTCTAACGTTTTGAGTTCTTCGTCGCTCAATTTTTTCAATTTCCACCTCCAAGTTTTTAAAAAATGTAAACAAGTTATCAAATATTTGAGATAAAGCCTTGCGAATATTAGAAAATGCCTGGTTAATCATTTTAGCTATAGCTTCAATTTCTTCAGGACTTAATTTCCGTAGTTGTTTGTATAATTCTTCTTGCTTTTCTTGTATCTGCCGTTTAGCTATCTTCTTCTTAATTCTTTTGTCCATTGACTTTTATTTCCTTTCTTGGATCTCAATCCCAAAAAACGTACAGATATCTTCGATGGCAAACTCTGAAATACTTGCACCGTTCTCCCAATTATTGATTATTGAAACGGAATAGCCTATCGGATGTCGTTTTTGTGTAGATGCAAAAGTGTAATACTTTATTCTTTTTCTAAATATACTTCATGGAGACATCCTTCCGAGGCAAAGAAAACTCAAATTTCATTTTAATTACCTTAAAACTCAATGTTTTCAATTTCTGCACGCTGTTCAAGGATCTTGAGATATGCACACATTGTATAGTGTTGAGTTTCAAGTAACTCAATAGGACATTTTAGTTTAAAATCAAGTGTTCCTACGTAATAGTTACTAATCATCAAACTTAACTTATTGGTGCGCTCTTTTAATTGTTTGTATTCTTCAATCATCCGTTGTTTGTAATCACTCATTTTAATTTCCTCTTTCTTATGCTAATACTGTGATATGTTTTTGGTCTGCTAGTTGCTCTTTTAGATATGCTGCAACATTTCCTACTGCATCAGCTACCCAACGCTTACCATCTGCCTCAAATAAAGCCATATTGGCTTGCTTATCAATCCTAAAGACAAATAGGCTTGCCGGTTGCTCAACCTCGCTAAATGTACGATATGGGCGCAATGTAACCGGATTAGGTGCTTTGCCTTTAGCAAGACTTGCCACCCCTGTTTTAACTGTTGCTACTTGAGATACTCCATTATCTTCAATTTCAGCCCCATTCTCAATTTTCAATGCGCTAGCAAATTCTAGCAATGTGCCACGATCGTTATCGTCAATAAAGTTTGATTGCAACATGATATTGAACTGTTCCGATGATAGGAAACGGCCAAAAGATAACTCTGGGATGCGTGCCTTAACATCAACAAGCAATGTGCGATGTTCGATCTCATCATTTTCAGACCACACACAAACCTCATCGTTTTTCTCAACTGCTACAATCAAGCGTTGGTTTTTCAAATTGTTTAGGTCTGTTTTGAGATAGTCAACAAGGCTTGTCAAGGTTGATAGCTCCAGAGTTTTAGGATAGCGTTTAGGGTCAAGTTCTTTGAGGTTGAATTTGTTGGCATCATAATACTCTGTTCCATCTGCAGCTGTTAAAATTTCCAAACCATGCTCATTTAGTTCTACTGCGTATTCCAATGCTGATTTAAGATTTTCTGTTGTCATATTAGTTACCTACTTTCTTTTTGTTGAAATCAATAATATCTGGTTTTGTTTCTGCTTGTTGTTCAATTTCTGCCACTGGTTGCCCAATATCCGTCAGAATTTCTCCGTTTTCATCAAAGTACATTTGACCAGGTACTGTACTTTTTAGCTCATTAGCATGTACTTGCCCTGTATCAAAATCACGCCCAATAAGAATTGTTGTAGCTACTCCATTTTGAGGCGCAAATTTTGATTTCACCTCCATGGTAGTATCAACAACTGTACGCTCTTCATTTGCTGACATTGTAAGTGTGATAGTCACTTTTCGTTTTGCTTTCGCATCTGTATTTAGGTCAAGGATGTTATCAAAGACTTTTTCAAGCTCTTTGTCTAGTTTCTCCTGTAATCCTCCATCTGCAATGTGGGTTAGATCTAACCCAATAAGTTTTTTATCCATATTGTCCTCCTGCTTTAAATTAAGCTAATTTGAAATCGCTCCATCAAATACTTTCATCTAAACACCTCTCCTCCATCTGAGTACCATTTGTTTTTAAGTACATGACGTGCAATCTCACATTGCACTTGTGGTTTCTGATAATAATCCGCTTTTGCCTTGTGCTTTTTAATAGCTTGCATAGCGTGAATTGTAACAATCGCTGCCCATGTGATAGACATCAAAGTTGTAAGTACCATAACGATTTCAATTTTTGTCATTTTTTTCTGTTTCCTTTTCAAATTGGTTTAGTACTGTCTGAAATATATCCAAAAGTAACTTTTGAGGTATATTAGACCGTTCATTATACGATTTAGAAAAATTACCCCATTCAATTTCTGCTGGATTTATATCATTGTTGAGATTTAGAAATAGATTACTTGCAAATTTGGTCGGCTTTTGCAAAGAGTAATCATAGTTGTTGTACCTTGTTGGGTTTTTATAGGGCAATGGAAAGCCTATGATAGTTTCTATATACTTCCATAGTCTCCCTGTTGCTGGGTTTTCAATTATCCAATACTTAGGCTGATATCTCTTTATGATTTCAATGGTATTAAAGACGCATAGCTCACCATTAACACGTTTCATAAATTGCCTATCATACCAATAATTATTGTACGCATCCTCATAGTCTTTGTTCGCTCTAATAGTAAACATGCTAGGTGGTATTTGAGGCTCAAATAGACTATCTGATAAATCTTCCTTTTTCCAACAAGCGTTGCCATTTGTCATCGCACTAGCATTTGACCAACTCTCACATGGTGGACTTGCTATGATTAAATCTGGATGTGGTAGCTTGTCAAGCGTATCAAATAGCTTATTATCACCAAATAGCCGTGAGTAATCAGCAAGGTTTAGAGGGATAAAATGATTGTTCTTGTTTTCAATATCTATCCCAATCGGATATACTTCAATATTCGCCCCCCCGAACTATTGAGCGTGTTGATGGCTTTAGTATATGAGCCGTTACCACTATCAAACAACGCCCATACTATCATTTTCTGCACCATATCACCCTCTCATCTTATTTCTGATGGTGAAAGAGTGTTTAGGTGGTGCATCCTCAAAGGCATCTTGAAACTCTTGATTGATTTTGCGGATATTGGAAGGCTCGTAAGCGTGGAAATAATATCCATACTTATCAAGTTCACCCTCAACACCAGTTGCCCACGATAAGAAAATAGCTTGTTTACACGATGGGCAAGTAATAGCCTTGCGATGCGCTCCTACCTTAACCACTTTACAGTGTCCACAAAATGGGCATTGTAAGTCTGCTTTAACTCTATTCATCCTATACCTCATCAAATAAACTTAATTGAGCGTTGTGGTTTTTTATCCGCTTTGATAACATTTGAAAATTTATGCTTTTCTTTCCGCCAATTTGTTTTGTAATTTATTAAATAAGGCGGGTCAGTTACAATTAAATCAATTTTATTGTCAGGAATTGTCGCCATGACTTCCAAGACGTCCTTTTTTATAATCTTATCTATTTCCACTAACTGTCCCTCCTAAAACGGCAAACCGTCATTTGGGAGGTCAAAACTATTTTTTCTAGATCAGTAATCCGCTGATTCGCTTCTTGTAATTTTTCTTGCGTCTCAATTAACGCCTGGTTTAAGTCTAATGCAATGATTCTCCAGTCAGTGTTGATTTCTTTTGACAACCAATCCTTGATTTTTGTTAAAATGTTCATCCTGCTGACCTCATTTTCTTGCTTGTTTCCATTTCTTTTTTCCAAGCTTTAGTTCCACGATATTGCAAGTATTCATAGAAACCTTTAATCGTTACAAGTTGTCCACTATCCAAAAGATGTTTTTGCTGACTAGGGAGTTTTTGCATTTCTCTTCTTCGCTCTCCTGCTTGTCGTTTTGAACATCCAAAGATACGTTTTAACTCTTCATCATTAGCAGAGACTTTTTCAATGATCACATCTTTAATTCTTACAATTTCAACTACTTCCATTTTTGCTCCTTTCGTGTTATAATTTCCTTGATAATTTTGTCATGCGCCTGATTGCCGTCAGGTGCTTTTTGTTGTCTTCTAGACTGTCTTACTTTCCATCGCCCTGAGTTCAATCTCATGGCTGACTTGTTTCTATAGCGTTCTTGTCGCTCATAAACTCAGCACAGAAACTACAGTTTCGTTGCTAACACAACTTGTAAATTCTCAAGATAACTAGTGTTTCTTAGAATCTTTTCTACCAATTCAGGGTATGCCTTCACAAAGGTGGACTCTTTTTGTCCACTATACGGATATCGTCTTAGTCTCATTTCCTCACCTCCTAACTCGTATAAATCCCGCCATTTCTGGCAAAGGCTCGTAGTTCGTTCATCTTTCTTGTAAATTGGTAGTCGCTTGTAATCAACAACCGCTCTTTCAGCAAGCTAGACAATCCGTAATGTTTTTCTTCAAACTGTTCAATAATCTGCTGACGCTCTTTAATAGTCACTTGCTGACAAGGTGCGTCTAGACTCTGTGTCTTTGCTAAATTTGAACGCATTGGTCTTCATGTTTCCTTTCGTTATTCTATCTACGAGGCTTTTCTCGTAAAGTTTCTCCAAGTGATTGCCCCCGTAGTTGGTTGTAATAATCGTGTTCGTCCTGTTTTCAAGTATCTGATACAGGACTTTTTGCATCCAGTTGTTCCCCTGCTTGATTTCATCGCCTACACTTGACTCTTTGCCAAGATCGTCCAAAATCAAGTAGTCCACTTTCTGCAAGAACTGGATAGTCCGTCTTTCTTCCCACTTGGAATCCTTGTATCTAAAAGCGTCTTTCATCCGTGAGAATAGTTCCATGGAGGGAATATAGACCACCGATCGCTTCAACTGGAACTTCTGGAAACTCTCGTTCAGTGTCTTAGCAATTCCAATTGCTAGATGGCTCTTCCCAACTCCAGGCGGACCGCTGATAATCGTATTCCCTTCATATCGCTCTTTCACATAGTCAACCGTCACACGTTTAGCGAAATTGACCGCCTCAGCATCTTGGTCTGTGTGAATCTCAAAGTTGCCGATAGTCGCATTCTTCAAATCAGGCGGAATAATACTCTCCTTAGCAAACAAAGAGTAAGACCTTGTATTTCTAATTTGAGCCTCAGCTTGCGCCAGTTGCTCTCCTGCTTGACTGTGGATTTTCTCCTGTCCGCATTCAGGGCAATAAGTCAGCACATTCTGCGTGCAAGGATTGACTGAGCGCCACATATAGACTCCCTCATGCTTGGGGCATTGGGTATTCAAGGTTTCAATCTGTAAAAATCTACCCTGCAATTCATCTCTTGATACTGCTCGCATAGCACCCTCCTAGAATCCCAGTCGTGGGTTGTAACCGTCGTCTGACAATCTTAACTCACTGCTTGGCTTCCCACTTGACCGCTTCGGTCTCTGTCTATTCTCTACCAACTCAGCAGTCACTAGACCTTTCTGTTTCCAGTCTCTCAAAATACTCTCAAGATACTTAAAGTAAGGTTTACCATTGCCCACACATTCCTTGATTGCTAACTTGATAACCTCTTTACTATGGTCTTGCAAGAAGTATTTCAAGTCTTCAATCTCAAACGGCGTTGGGTATCTGCCAAACTCTGAAAAAATCCAATCGTGAACAATCCCTAAGTCGTTTTCGGGTGCGTCCTCTATACTATATAGATTATTAGCACCAGCACCATCTGGTTCAGTAATTCTGTTTATGTAACTCTGATTAATGTAACTCTGATTAGAATCAAAGTTTTTTACTTCCGTAGGTAAAGAATTTTTACTTATGTGGTCAAAGTTTTTTACTTCCGTAGGTAAAGAATTTTTACTTATGTAACTAGATAACCTATTTACATAAATCTTGTCGCTTTTGTTAAATTGCTTTTTTAATTCAATCAAGCCAAAATCAACTAATTCCTTTTTTCTCTTGATGATTGTAGGTTTTGATAACTGAACAAAATAATCTTTTTGTAGCTCTTCAATCGATAAATGAATATATGCTCCTTTTTCATCAATCCAGTTATTCTTCAAAGACAATTTAAGCCTATCTTTCATAATTGAATACAAAACTTTTGCTTCCATACTTAATTCTGAAAACGCTTTGTCTTTAATCAAAACAACTGGTATTTTTATGAAGTCAAGGAAATCTTCGATGTCGTCTTTTTGTATCACCATTCAACTAAATCACCTCCTATTTATAAAAATCCCCAGAAACTATACACTTGAAGTGTAGTTTTTCTCGAAAAAAATTTCATCCAGTGGAATATCAACTATACGACAGAAATCTATAGCTGTAGTTATTCTCATAGGTGTATCATATCTTTCATAATCCATGTATGTATTTCTAGAGATTCCTAATTTTTTAGCGATTTCCTCTTGAGTCATTCCTGTTTTTATTCTCGCCATTTTTAAGCTAATTTTTTGCACGCACTCACCCCCTTGTGTTAATAGTTACCCTCCGTGATTTCTGCTATAATGTAGTCAGAAAGGAGGTAATGTTATGACTAATGATGTATTTTACAGTCGCAATAGAGCTGTTCTAATTGATAAAATTAACGACACCATTCGCAACTCAGGTTTGACAGACGATGAAAAAGTGAGTATCGTTAATCAATATATTAGAAAGATGATTGCAAATCACGAAGTTGAGATACAAGCTCTGATGGAGCAAATTTCAAATCGTAATCTGTAATATCTTCTCTGAAGAGTTCAGCCAATGCTTTCACTCTTGGTTTCATGTCTTTGCTAGGATTCGGAAAATCCTGCTTGATAAGTTGTAAATGTTTGATTACATCCTTGACCCTTTTCGTTGACGGAAGGGGTCTTATTGTTTTGTACGGATATTTTCTTGGTCTCATCTCCTCACCCCCTTTCAAATGTGGTATAATCAAAATAAAATGATTGGAGAAAAATATGACTGAAAAAATTTGTTTTATTGTAACTGCTATTGGCGAATCTGGAACACCTACCAGAGAACGAGCTGACAACGTATATAGATATCTTATCGCTCCAGTATGTGAAGAACTCGGTTATAAACCTGTTCGTGTCGATCACGTCAATGCGGTTGATAACATCAACGAAACAGTTATAAACTACCTCAAAACTGCCCCTATGGTTATAGCAGATATGACAGACCATAATCCAAACGCATTTTACGAATTAGGTTTCAGGCAAGCCCGCGAACTCCCCCTTGTACCAATCATAAAGGTAGGAGAAAGACTTCCTTTCGATGTTATTACAACTCGTACCGTATTCTACGATACAGATGTGGCAAAAATTGAAGATTCTAAAGAAAATTTGAAATCTAAAATACTAAGCTTTGAAAACTTCGAAATGCCTGAGAGTCGTACTGAAAGAACCCTTACACTCGATGATGTCAATGATAATTTGAGCAAAAAGCTAAACAAGATATTAAACTTATTAGAAAAGCAACAGTCTTATTCTTCTCTCGTACATACACATGATTTTAAGGCACCGCAAATTGACTATCAGTCATTAATCCAAGAAGCTCAAGATAGAGTTAATCGGATCCAGAGGAATCCATTATTCCCCGAAGATAAGAAATAGCTAGCTCTTGTTGACTTTGCAGTTCACCAATCTCAGCAACTTTTTCATTTATAAGTCTAACGGTCCTCAATACTTCATTGAGGGCTGTTCTTTCTAGTTCGTTCATTTCCCTACTCCTTATCTTTTTTATCACATCGGTATTCCACTATCTTACGAATAGTAAAAGATACAATCACAAATCCTGCTAGGATTATCAATCCAACATTTTCATCCATTGCTTTTCACGGCAAATGATGGTACACTATCTAGTAGAGGTCGGGGCTTCTGCCCCTTTCTCTACTTTTTGTTTTGAAGCTTACGTTTGTGTTCTAAGATTTGTTTGTGCCACAAACGTGCTTCTCTGCTTAAGCCTAGTACCAAGAGGACGGTTGCAGTGTCCTTGGTTGCTAGGCTTTTTATGATGTGTTCCATCATTTGCCTTACCTCCTGTTTTATTTTGCTCTATGAGCAACAACCTGCCAAGGATTCGAACCTTGGTGATACCAATCAGGCTACATTTAGTTTCTCAAGCATTCCTGCAAATGCTGCATCAAAACGAATGTCATCGATTTCCTCTTGAGTGAAACCAGAATCGAGAAGGTAACGCTCTTGACGTTCAATCTCATCTGCTAACTCTGTCCATCCAAAAGCGAATTGACAGCAGTTAGTACAGAATGCTTCAAGCTGGCTGTAAAGGAAGTTTTCCTCGTAAGTGCCTTGGATTAAAGTTTCCTTAGCTACTGATTTAAAGATGTTGATTGCTTTCTCGTTTAATGTGTTCATGGTATTTCCCTCCGGTTTGTTTTTGTTATTTCCTTAAGCTTGATTATATTATACTACACTTCAAGTGTAGTTGCAAGTGTTTTTTGCCTTTTTGTTAAAAAAATTTTACTTTTTTACACTTTAAGTGTACAATAGGGGTATAAAACAAAGGAAAGAAAGGAGTTAGCGAATGGATTCATTGGCTCAAAATATAAAGTACTATCGTAAACTATCTGGACTTACTCAAAAGGAATTGGCTAAGAAACTGTCAGTGGCTCCTACTGCTATATCGGCGTGGGAAGTTGGTAGAAACCAGCCTCTAATGAATAATATAGAGCAGATGTCTGCTATTTTTGGTATCAAAAAATCCCTGCTACTCGGTGAAGATTTTTCAAGTCATGTTGATAAAGCCACTTCCCCAATCCAAACCATCTACGACCAACTAAAACCTCCAAGACAAGCCAAAGTCCTGAATTATGCAAAGAGGCAACTGGACGAGCAGAAAAACGAAGAAGAAACGAAGATAAACGAAGTATCGGAAAATATCATCAGACTGGACGACTACAGACAGACTACTTACCGACGTGTTACTGGGGTTGTCTCTGCTGGTAGTGGCTCGATGCAGGACGACGATTTGGATATGGAGGTTTCATTCTATGAAGATGAAATACCAGATGACTACGATGCTATCGCTTATGTAGTCGGCAACTCTATGGAGCCAAAGATAAAAAATGGCGACTACCTCTTTATCAAGAATACACCACAGGTTGACTATAACACCATCGGTATCTTTCAAGTAGACGGCGCTAACTATGTTAAGAAACTGCGTCAGGGATATCTGGAAAGCTTGAATCCAGATTATGAGGATATACACCTAGACGAAAACAACGATATCCGAACTATTGGGAAAGTCGTGAGTGTGTATAGAGAGAAATAAAAAAGAAAGTAGGTAATTACAATGGAATTAAAAGAAATTATAGAAAATATAAAAAAAGAAATCCCTGTTTTGGATTCTTCTACCGACTATTGGCTAGTACGTGCTAACTCTGGAGAATATTACACGGATTTTAATCTAAATGGCTATATAGGTATCGGATGGAATGAAATCACCCTCGAAGATATTAGACGAGCAGATAATAACTCGAATGTATTAAAAGAAATTTTAAAAGAGAAATTAACATTTCAAGATGACTCAGAACCATCTGAAAACAAATATGGTATCACCGCAGGTCAACTCCTTCGTTTTGTAAATAACATTAAAAGAAATGATATAGTTGTTGTGCCATCCGAAGGGTCTGAAAGATTTTTAGTTGGTAAAGTAACCGGACCGCTCTATGAACTTAATCAATCTCAACTTGAGGCATATAAAAGCGAAGAGTTGACACATAATCGGTCAGATTTTGCAAAAAGGTGGAAGTCTATTGGTTGGGATGGTTCAATCGTTCCGACGCAGACAGCGCATTGTATAAAATGATCTATTCTCATGCAACACTATCAAATATAAATGATTATAAACCGTTCATTAACCGCGCACTTTTTCCTTGCTATATTGAAGACGAAAAGCTATATATTAGCTACCATGTAACAGAAGAAAAAGATATTCAAGGGGTATATTTAGGTCAATTTGTTTATCAATATTCTCTATTAACAAGGTTGCTTTTCCCTGAAACACGAGTAGATTCAAAAATAAACGTACAATCTGAGGGTATAATAGAACTTATTACACACACTGTAAATTACGGACTTATAATTTCAGCGATACTTAGTGGAGCAATTGTTCTGACAAGTGGGGAAAATTAAAGTTTATGGGATTAGAACTAGAAGTTCCAGGATTGATAAATACATATCAAGAGTATCAAAAAAATAAACTCGAACGGATTAAGCAAGCAAAAGAACTAGCTGACGAACTCGGTGTACCAATATCTGAACTAGGCATTCGTATTCCAAGAAAACTAACAACAGCTATTGAAAGCCAAAAGAATGTAAAACTTGCTTCCAGTAATCCGCCAGAGAAATCTGGAGAATAAAAAAAGTCTAACATCAGTTAGACTCGAAGAAAATGAATTTCTTTAGTTTTAATGAGATAAGCACAGCTATCGCTAAGGAAAGATAATCGTTTGTGATAAAAATTGTGGTTATTGAGAAAATATCTTGAAAATCAAGAGAAATAAAAATATAGATACAATAAAATTTTTTAACTTTGTTTTCAACATATTTTTTCTCCTTATTCTTTTGAAACAATTATAACACAATTATCTGTTAAAGTTAAATAATTCTAAAAAATCCCCACACTCTCCATCGCCAAACTTTGAGTGTGAGGATATCCTGGATAGTAAAAGGCATTAAAAAGCCCTCTTTACTATACCTATTTTATCAAGAAATGAGGAGAAAATCAATGTGGGTGGAAGAACTTCCCAACGGAAAATACAAATTTTTGAGCGATATAAAGATCCATATACTGAGAAATTAAAAAAAGTAGTCAGTCACGATGGAGAAGAAAACACCTCAAGCAAGAAATCAAGCCGCCATATTGTTGCAAGAGAAGATAAATCAAAAATTAGGGGAAAACAACATTCTGTTTCTAATATAACTTTTGAAAAACTATATGAGGAATTTGAGGAAAATTGGAAACATGGTGTTAAAAATTCAACAGTCTATGCTTCAAAAAATGTAAAAAAGAGATTTTAAAGCAGATAGAGGGCGACTACCTAGTTAGAAATATTGATAGACGTTTATTACAAAAAGTAATAGATCAACTATTACAAGATGGGAGATCTCATAACTATGTTTCTAAAATCAAATTCAAGCTCAATCAGATAATGAAATTTGCTATCAGAATGAATTATATTGATACAAATGAAATGCTATTTGTTGAAACGCCTAGAAAAGTATTACATCCGACGAACTCAGAAGAAAATACAAAATACTTAGACCAAAAAGAGTTTAAGTTATTCATCCAAAATTTAAAAGACGAGGCCCTATGTGATTATCGAATTACAAAGTATATCCGAATAGCTAAAGTTCTTTTCTTACTGGCATGAGGTATGGAGAGCTGGCAGCCTTAAACTACAAGGAAGATATAGATTTTTCTAAAAAGACTATTCACATCAAGCATACATACGATTTCAGACAAAAAGAGAGAACTACACCAAAGACAATCAAGTCCGATAGGGTTATAACAGCACCTCAAAAAGTGTTAGATATTATCAAAGAGCAAATAATAGAGAATGCGACAAATGGATTTGATACAGATTTTATTTTCATCAATACTCTAGGAGAACCAATAACAAATGCCAGGGTTATTTGTGCATTGAAAAGACATGGTCAAAAAATCGGCATAGAAAAAACATAACTACACATACATTTAGACATTCTCACATATCCCTACTTGCTGAGCTGGGCATTCCCTTGACTGCCATCATGGACAGAGTAGGGCATAGTGACTCAAAGACCACACTAGAGATTTATTCTCATGTTACTCAAAAAATGGTATCAGACATATCTAGCAAGTTAGACAAGATAAAATTTTAAATTGTGCCCCTCGTCTGCCCCTTTTTCTTATACAAGACAAACAAAAACCCCTTAAAGTGTTGATTTTAAAGGGTTTTTAAAGTGCACGAAAAAAGAGCACACAATTCAAATCGCTTAGGGCTGCTGGATTCCTCCCCTGACCCGCTTCACGCAGAACTGTTGCTCCACTATTTATTATATCACATTCCTATTCATTTTAAAAGCAAAATTATTTTTTCCGTCTATTTCTAAAAAAATCCTGCATGATAGCTGCGCATTCATCTTCCAAAATTCCTATTTCAACCTCCACACGATGATTGAGACGCTCATCTGTCAAGATATTGTACAAACTCCCAGCACCGCCAAATTTCTGGTTTTTAGCCCCATAGACCACATTTGGAATGCGGGCAAGCCCAATCGCTCCACTACACATGACACAAGGTTCAATGGTCACAAAAAGTGTGCAATCCAGCAAGCGCCAGCTCTCCTCACTCAAGTTCGCATCCTCTATAGCCATAATTTCCGCATGCATAACCGCTCGCTGTAATTCCTCACGCGCATTATGCCCACGACCAATGATTTCCCCATCTTTGACAATCACACAACCAATTGGAATTTCATCGTGTTCAAGAGCAATCTCAGCCTCTCTCAAAGCCTCCCTCATAAAGACTTCTTTTTCTTCAAGCGTATAATACATCTCTTTTCTCTTTTCCTACTTATCGATTTTATTATTATATCATGAATCCCAACACAAAAAAAGCCACCGAATGCGGTGACTCTATAGGGAGATTATTATGAAAAAGAAAAGTTTAGGATATTTGTTACAACAAGTTAGGAGGTCTTCTTGTAACTGTCTATAGTATACCCGACCTATCTTAAACAAATCTTAAAAATCTCTTAGGACCAAACACTTTCTAAAATATTTGTTTGTTCACGACCAGGACCTACTGAGAAAGTAGAAATACGAACGCCAACCAATTCACTCACACGACGAACATAGTTACGCGCATTCTCAGGAAGATCTTCCAAATTGCGAACTCCGGTAATATCTTCTGACCAACCTGGCAACTCTTCATAGATAGGCTTGCAACGTTTCAATTGCTCAAGACTAGCTGGATAGTAGTCAATACGTTGACCGTCAAGATCATAGGCCACACAGATTTTCACAGTATCCAAACCGCTCAAAACATCAATAGAGTTCAAAGAAAGGTTAGTAATACCAGAAACACGACGGCTATGACGCATCACAACTGAGTCAAACCAACCTACACGACGTGGACGACCAGTTGTTGTACCATACTCATGACCCACTTCACGGATACGTTCTCCCACTTCATCAAACAACTCAGTTGGGAAAGGACCATCTCCTACACGACTCGTATAAGCTTTACATACACCTACAACCTTGTCAATCTTGCTTGGACCGACACCAGAACCAATTGTCACACCACCAGCTACAGGGTTTGATGACGTAACAAATGGATAAGTACCTTGGTCGATATCTAGCATAACACCTTGTGCACCTTCAAAAAGCACACGTTTGCCATTATCAAGCGCATCATTCAAGATAACAGATGTATCTATCACGTATTTCTTGATTTGTTGACCATATTCGTAATATTCTTCAAAAATATCATCGAAAACAATCGCTTTACTGTCATACAATTTTTCAAAAAGACGATTCTTTTCAGCAAGGTTACGTTCTAAACGCTCACGGAAAATATCTTTATCTAAAAGATCTGCAATACGAATTCCAACACGAGCAGCCTTGTCCATATAAGCTGGACCAATTCCCTTAATTGTCGTACCAATCTTATTGTCGCCCTTAGCTTCTTCTTGCAAGCGATCCAACTCGATATGATAAGGCAAAATAACATGCGCACGATCAGAAATACGCAAGTTATCAGTTGTTACACCTTCCTCATGAAGATAGCTCAACTCTTTTACAAGAGATTTAGGATTTACAACCATACCATTCCCAATGACAGATATTTTTTCAGGGAAGAAAATCCCAGATGGAATCAAGTGCAACTTAAATTTCTTACCGTCAATCACAATCGTGTGACCAGCATTATCACCACCTTGGTAACGTGCAATCACTTCTGCATTCGCTGAAAGGAAGTCTGTAATCTTCCCTTTACCTTCATCACCCCATTGGGTACCTACAACAACAACTGAAGTCATAATTTTGTCTGAGCCCTCAGGCTCTTCCTTTCTCACATACATGGCAGGACTCTCACCTGCAATTATATCTTACAATTTATTATAATAAAAAATCGCCTTTTTATCAAGAAGAAACAATAGAAAGATTTGCTATTTCCAACTATTAAAAAATGATTTAGAAAAATTACTAGCTATTTACTATTATCTTTCCATAAAAGAGTAAATTAGTTCGGAAATTTACTAAAATTACCTCAACAAGAAATAAAACCCCGATTCATTACCAATTTTTCAAGATACAAACGATAAGCAACACGATAATGGTAAACGATAAAATCCTTACGACAACCAATGCCATATCTCACTAAATAATAAATTAAAAATTTAAAATGAACATGTTCCCAGTCAAAATTATCACCAAATGTAGGACCATACTCTTCTTCAATACTATCATAGAAATTAGTCATCTGCTCATAAATTTTTTGTAACATAATCAAATACTCCTTTTCTTTTTTATAAACTTATTCTAACAAAAAATTTTACACATTCACTATCAATTCCTGAATTGTTAAAATACCAGCCTCAACAAGATAAAAATAGGAAAAGTTGACAAAATAGAAACAAATTTGCTACCTAAATTTCAAACGATTAAAGTTCTAAAAAGACCGCCTTAAAACTTTTGGGTAAATCCTATTAGAACTATAATATTTATATATATGTATTATGGTTCTGATTTTCTAGTATAAAAAAATTCAAACTAGAATTCTTCTTAGAAAAGGCCGTTTTAAGTGCTATCATTGCTCAAAAATGGAGGTCGCTGAGACTTCTATCGTCAAGAAGAATCATCAAATTCCTTGTATCATCAACCAAAAGATTGATCAGAAGCTAATTGAAAAGACTTCTATGACCGACATTGATCATCAGTTGTCTATTTCAACTTCAACTGTCATTCGCAAGATCAATGATTTTCACTTTGAGCATGATTTTTCGCGTCTTCCTGAGATTATGTCCTAGGACGTTGAAACAGTCTGGGGAGTGACTGTTTCAATCGGGAGATAGAGATGAGCTTTATTGCTCAGGACTTTGATAAGCTCAATATCATAACTGTTCTTGAGAGCAGAACACAAGCCATCATCCGAAATCCCATGAATACAAGGCTATCAAGCGATACTGAAAGCTCATTCAACAAGATAGTCAGAAACTGAGTGATAAACGATTTTATCGCCCTACTTTTCGTATGCACTTGACTAATAAAGAAATTCTAGATAAACTTTTGAGCTATTCCGAAGACTTGAAACACCACTATAATCTCTATCAGCTCTTGCTTTTCCACCCTGTTTAAAACCTTCCTCAAAGATAAAGAGAAAATCGTCAACGCCCTTCAATTACCTTATTCCAACGCCAAACTGGAAGCCACCAATAATCTCATCAAACTTATCAAGCACAATGCCTTTGGTTTTAGGAACTTTGAAAACTTCAAAAAAGAAAGGACGAAATTTGTCCTTTCTAGATCTTCGCTTTCTTCAACCCACTACAGTTGACAAAGAACCGAAAAATGTCTCGCCTCTAATATAGTCAATTGAAACAAGAGCAGGACAAAAGAGCCTCGTAAAAGGTATGGCAACGTGGTAATACCTTTTTGAGGTTCTTTTTGATATGAGCCCATGTTTTCTCAATAGGATTGTACTCAGGTGAGTAGGGAAGAAGAGGTAAAAGTTTATGCCCAAACTCTTCACATAAAAGTTCTAGCTTACCCATTCTATGGAATCTTGCATTGTCCATAATATAGTAGATTGAAACTAGAATAGTACACCTCTACTTCTAAAACATTGTTAGAATTCGATTTTACTGTCCTGATCGATTTGTCCTATTCTTATTTC